AAACACGCCTGGCCGGTAATGATGTCCCAATACGGATTAACGGCGTTAAAAGACTTCCACCATCTTACGCAGCCTGCAGGCGCGTTTTGATAAACCTTTTCGCCGGCATACAAGGGTGTTAGGATCTCGTTGGGGTTGTAGTCGATTGTCCTATAAGATCCAGCCTGGAGAAGAGAATTATAATGATCCGCGTTCGTGGTGGCCAGGACCAGGGTTCCACGCGGCCAGTAAGTCGCGGACGTTCCGCCCTGGCCCCGGGCAATGATCAATTTGCCAGCATGGCCTGAATTCGCTATGTCAATGCGCACTAGTTCACGCTTGATCGGACCTCTTAAAAGCGCATAAATGTAATCGCCAGATAAGTTGACGAAGGCCTGGGCCTCGGGGCGCCTCAGCTTTATTTCAACATCACTTGATCCGATAGCTTTAAGCAGATGCCCAATACCTTTATGTGACATTACTATTGTCATTTAAACACCATTTTAATCAGCGTTCATTAACTGCCAGGTTGTACCGGTCGTATGCTTCCACCATTTCCCGCTTCCCGACTGGAAAACCTCTTCCCCGAAATAATCGGCTGAGAGCGATCCGTCCGGATCCGATGTCACGATCCTGTCATCACCTTTTTGCAGAAAGATATTCAGCACGTCGCCGCTCATTCTATGATGGACGATCGCGCCGGCGCTAAAACTTTGCGGATTGACCGGATCTCGCTCCACGGTGAGCTGATCGCCGGCCCTGGCCGTGCAATTCATCCACTCGAATTTAGAGCCCTCCACGACGACGATCGGGAATTCTTCATCTGCACCGATCGCCGGCATCGAGGCGCCGTCTCCGGATTCTAACGAAAAGATTGTGTCTCCGGTCCCGATCGAGGCATTGAGAGAGCCCTCACCATTGTTTGAAAATTTAAAAGTCATGGTAATGTGTCCTCACGATATCGCGGGTTTTAAACCGTTGAAAGCCGGTAAACTTCTTTTGTTTGGCCTTTGTCATTTGAAATTCGTAGCTTTGCCCAAACCCGACCGCTAATTTCATATCGGTCCAGGGCATATCCTGTATGCTCAATAACCGATATTTGGCGCCATCCATGATCATATCCTTGAAATTCTCCCATAGGAAAGCCGGTACATCGGTGGCCGTGATTAAAGGTTGAAGGATCGCCCAGGCCACCAGGCCGCCAGCCAGATCGGCATCCGGAATGTAGACCAGGCGGATTTTCTTCTCGAAGGTGATAAAAAAGCGCTCGGGGATATCGGTGGTTTGTGTCCGCCAGGAGTTCATATCTGTCTGAGTATCGTCTTCATCCAGGGCGGTTTCAGCTACCGGGTTGATCGTTTTGCCATCAAACTTGGCGCGATCCGCGCCCACGATCTCGGCGCCAGTTGTAACCAGGTCATATTCGGGCTCATTGGCCACGACATCGATGGCGGGGAGCTCGTAAGTCCAAAGCATCGTCCGCTTGCAAAAATCCCGGCATGCGTCCGCTAACTGCCTGCGGATAACGACATTAGGCGCCTGGATAGCTGTTGGCACCACTTCGGGAAACCATAGATCCAGGGAAACCGAGGTTACTGGTATCGGAGTTATTGGGGTTCCTGTGCCTGCTCCAGCCATATTTCGCCTCCTTAGCTTACTGTTTCGATGTCCGGATTATCGAAATTCCAACCGCTCTTTTGACGCCATACATAGTGGACCCCGGCGTCCAGCCAGAACGTCACGACTCCGAATGAATCGGTTTTACCGGATGCCACAACATTAGCGCCGGCCAGGTCCGTGGTGACCCAAATATCGGCGTCCGCGATCGGAGTTCCGCCAACCGAATTAGTAAGGGTATAATTCCATTGGATAGCGCCGCTGCCCGCCGTGATCCCGGTTGACCATGCCAAATCGCCCCGGTTCCTGATGGCCTCCAGGCTATCGGTGCCAGTCACAAAGCCCGCGCCTGCCATTAAATCCATGAAAGCAGCCAGGAACGCCGCGGCCCCGGTTTGCGCCTCTAATGAATCGTCGCCGGTCACAAAACCCGCGCCCTTAATAGCGGCCATATCCGAATCGAAGTTCGTCAAGGGCACCCCGAGCTCAGTCCCTCGCATATCTTCTCGGATATAGGTCTGGAAGGTCCAGCCGGTCGAGCCGGTAATCACTCGGATGCTATCACCAACCGCGTATCCGCTGCCCGAGTCGATAACCTCATCATAAAAAACGGTGCCATCAGCTTCCGAGCAGGCCGCGTCATCAACCACATTGGTCCAGGAAGTGGCGCCGGCTGCCTTCCGATCGATCGATATCGTCCCTGGTGTGATCTCGGATATGTCAGGAAGATCGTCAACCGCGTTCGTAAGACCCAGGGCGAATCGAACCGTAGCCGTATCGGATAAATCGACCGATGATGGAATAAGCGGTTGAATATTCAAGATGTCCGCCACTCCGCCGCCGCCGCCAGTGATCCAGGCAATATCGCCCCGGGTCCGGATGGCTTTAAGGCTATCGTCGCCGGTCGCGAAGCCCGCCCCTTTCATCGCGACCAAATGGGCGGTTATTGCGTCGATAAGCAGATCCAGGCGCCCGCCGTTTATCCAGTCGGCATGAAGGGCGGGTATCTGAAAGTTATGTGAAAGCGTGCCGACGATTGCGCCCACGGTAGCCGAAATATATATCGTATAGCTCTTGCCGACTTCATAGCCGGTCCCTGCATCCAGTTGGATCCGGAGCACATAGAACCCGGTCGTATTGGCATCATCGAGCTTGGCCAGGCTTCCGTTTTCAATCGGTGTCCCGGTATCGTCCTCATAAACCCGATACGTCGGTACCGCATCGGCATCGGTGGCGGCGCCTGTTGACGGCGTGTGCGTGTTGACCGGGAACGTCAGATAATCGTCTATTTTCCATGATCCTAAATACATAGTTTTACCTCACGGCCAAACCGCCGAATAAGGCGGAATGAATTACCTCGTTTGATATAACACTTGCGACGCCGGCGCCTGCCCCTACCCCTGGACCGTCGTAGCTAATCAGGTTGTCAAAAAGTGTTTCTCTTGTAACTTTCAGCCAGGCTGCTGGACGAATGATATTGGATATCCGTACTTCGTCGATCAAGCCGTTAAAGAATCGGCTAAGGGAGTCGTCATTTGCTCCTATTCTTAACCTCTTGCCTTCGTCCTGCTGAGAGCCTGGTGGTTCTACCCGATTGTCAGCGCCTACATCGATGCCATCCACATATAATATCGCGTCATTGGCTATGTCCCTATGGTTATAAGTAACTGCGACGTGCGTAAAAGTGGATAGGAAAATGACGCCATTCTTCTCCCATACGCCAGGGCCTCCACTTCTCCAGCTAATAAATTTAAGCATATTGGTTGTCTGATCAATCACAAGCTCCCAACCACGCGCCGTCGATAAAAGATATTTAGATACAATAGTCCCCCTGTTTCCGCCTCCCCACCCAGTCGGATTAATTATGGCCTCGACCGTCATAAGAATATCATCGAATTTCGCGTCCGGTCCAACATCAACAAAATCGTTAGATCCGTCGAATTCCAAACACTTCCCGACCTTGCCGTCTACAAGATCTTCTGCCAGCATGGAGCCCTCTGGATCACCATGAAGCAGATTTACGGTGGAATCCAGGATGGAATTAGAGCCTGCCGGGACTTGTGCATGATGGTAGACCGAAACAAAGTTACTATTCCAAACAGCCTTGGCCGGCTCGCTTAGGACCTCTCCCACGTTAGCCGTGTTGTCGGCATGCGCGGCGTCGTAATACAGATAAAGGATGGTGTCGACCGAGGCCGATATGGAAGGTACTTTTGTGTGAAGAAAGGCCAGTTCGCCGAAAAAATATTCGATCTCTACTTTTTGCTCCGTGGTTCCGTCAGAGCCTGTAACCGCGATCTTTCTTCTGTTCGGATTTTCGCTATAAACTAACGTCCCGGTTGTTATTACAAAATTATCGGCATAGCACATTAAATCGTCAAAAGTGGTCGTATCCACACATATTCGAGTAAATAAATCGGCACTCGGGCAACCAGACCCTGAGTGGAGATTCGTCCAGCCCGAGCCATTCCAATAATCGGCATACCAGGTTGTTCCAACCCGCCTTACTCTTAGCTGCCCGGTGTCATCTGTGGTCGCGACGGAATTCGAGGTTACTGATCCGCCGATTTCTGATATCCCTTCATATTGATCTAAATCTCCCCACGTTCTATTAATCTGAATGAAGTTGCTATCGTCTATCCTTAACTCCAGCTCTAATTTGCCGGTACTGTTTGGGTCGCCGCCAGTTCCGTATTCAAAATCAATTTGAATCTCGATATCGTCGCCATTAAGAGTAAATAACGAATCGACTCTGCTATCAGTTCCTGAATGAGAGTCCATCTTCAATCTGTTCTCATCGATTACCGGATCATCGGATCGGCTGCTACTGTATGGTATCCATTTAGCAGGATCAGGAGGATCGCCGTTGTTCCCGGTAAAATCATCCTCGGTAAAATCGGCAATAGCCAGCTTGTCAAAAAGGTCGGTGACATCAGCCTCGTTGGTACCGGAGGCCTCGGTTAATTTAATAAGGACAGGAAAATCGAGAAGGGTGGCGGGGATCTCATTGTGATCGATCGTGAGTTCAAATCTCTGATCTGCTGCCCATCCACTTAACCAGGCCATCGTTATTCCCCTGCTATTTTGCGCTGCTTGCGGGTAACCATGCGCTGATCGCGTAAGCCCAGGTCTTGCAAAAACCGGGTATAGTACATCTGCGATCTCGGTGTATTGCCGGGCATATCCGAGTCATCGTCATAGGCAATATAGACCATGCCGTTTATGATCGCATGGCTGTATGTGTCGTCTACGCCAATAACCGCGACTTTCCAATCTTCGCCGGCGTCCCATAGCACAATGGCGGGCAGGATAGTAATATCTGCCATAATATGACCGGTGCCATCCGACTTCGGATAAACCATAAAGGCTGTCTTGCTCTCGGGGATCTTAAAGAAGTTCTCGATAATGGCCGCGGGGGGATCCGACTCCCAACCAGGAAGAAGGGCTTTCATAACTTTCAGCGTTGTTTCCCTTATCGCGGCGCCTGGGGTTTCTCCATCGGATCCCATATTGGAAATAACATCGACCAGGTTAATTGCATCGGCCGGAATGTTCTGCTGTGTTGTCGGTGAAAGTCTCCAGGTCCGTGTCTCGCTGCTGGAGCTCGGGACCAGGTTAACGATTTCCTTGATAGCCAGGTTATAAAGGTCCACAAGGTTTTGCTCGCTGTATTCATCGTTTGATTCATCCAGGATCTTGCGCTCTGCCATATTCACGCAAAAGCCTACCGTAGTTGTCGGCATTGGCTACCTCCTAAGATTTCAGCATACCAGCCAGGTGAAAGGTTAAGGCGTCCGCCGTGCCTGATCTTACTCGGACCGTCTCGGGGTTTTTCGCTGTGATCGGGATCGTCAACCTCGTATGGCCGGCCAAGTTTTCATCATGTGCGAGCCAGTCCTCGGCCGTCGCGGCGCCTGCCGTGTCGGTATGTGCCACCCTGAAAGTTGAAAGAATAGCCGTGATATTAGTAATAACCAGGTTCGCGATGATCTCGGAGTTACTCGGGACCGCGTATAGTTCCGCCTCGTTGGTATCTGCCGGCGCTAAAGCTGCCAGGCGTTTATATTCTATTGCCATGGTTCACCCCTTAAATGATTGATTGCCAATAGGCTTGGGCCTCGATGTCCTCAAATTGAAAATGGGTATGATACGGCTCTGAGTATCGCCCATCGTGGTGATGGTCGACCGCGGAATACAGTTCATCGTGCTGATGCTGCAAAGCTGCATAGAGCCCGTCGTGATCATGCACAACGAGGGCATACACGCCTTCGACATCTACAATCTTGGCATATAGACCCTCGTGGTCATGCGAGAGAACGGAATACAGGGTCTCGTGATTGTGGCCTTGGGTTGTCGCAATCACTACGAGCTGGTCATTACCATTAAGATAATTGACCAGCTCATAATAAGTGATGAACCGCTGATTTACGTCCCCGCGGCGCCCTTCTCTTATTTCGGCTATCTGCTTTAGAGATAGCAGAATATCCCTGATTTCATTATCCTCGATTAAAACATCAGGAATCGCCGGTATCGTTGACGAGGTAGTCATTAATCACAAAACCCTCGATCCCGGGGTCCAGGTCCGGAAAGTTTTTAAAGAGCTTCTTGGCAACCGCGCTGCGGACCGACTTTGGCCACTCCATGATGGCGCCATGGTTCGCGTCCACGAAACTCTTGAAATTCGGTTTGTTTAGACCTTGGAATTCATTGATCTTGATCTTAACGGCCTCCGGAGTCCACTGGACCTCGGCGGTATCCTCCAACTCCTTGCCTGCGTCCTCGGCTGCTGCCTTCGCGACGCCCTCGGCTGCCGTGGGGTTTAGCGCACCAGTTGCGACCTCAGGACCATCGGCCTCAAAACCATCGGCCTCGACCTTTATCGGCGCCGCATCGACTGGAGCACTCTCGACCTGGCCGCCAGAAGTCAGGGCTTCGTCAACCGACAAAGCATCGGGTAGGGGTTCGCGGGCTTCCGGATCGCGACGCTCGGGCTTGCCGCCCAGGGGCACAGGTTCAGCTCCAGGCTGGCCACTCTGCAACTCTTTCGGAACTACATATTCGGCATACGCTCCCGGTCCCATTTTTAAAAGACGCCTTACATGCGCCCCGTTTCCGACAAAACAAACCGCGTTTCCGATCGCGTTCTTGGTGAAAATGTAACGAACACCCTCAAAATCTACGAATACATCGCTTCCATCAAACTTGGTGATAAAACATTGAATCCACATAGGTTTGGCCTCCTTGCCTGTTTAGCTGGTTAATGTGGCGGCCAATGGCGAAGGTAAGGAGAAGATCCGCGATATCGCGACAATATAACGAACCAAAAGAAACCTTGCCAATGGCCACCACGCCCGCGCCTTGGTTCGCGGGGGGGGATAGGGTTTACTCGTTGTACTCCTTGGCCCGATAAAGCACGCTCGACTTGATCCTGCCGGCTGCCGCGGTGCCTGCTGCGGTCGTGACATGCAGCGCGACAAAGCGCTGAACGTCTACGGCCACTTCGAGCACGGCACGCCTGGCGGTGTCAAGCTGATCCATGCGAGCCACGCCTCCAGCCTGGCCCAGGTCGCTTGCCTTGATCAGCTCGGAATTCGTGAGAAGGTCCGAGGCGCCCAATTCCATAAGGCCAAGAGACACGACCATCGAGGTGGCATCGTCCAGATCGTCCATTTCTAACCGACAATCGATCGGGATGCAACCGGCCGGGATTTTGTGCAGCTTGATGATATCGTCAATGACGATACTATCGGGAGCGTCGTATTTACCCTCAGCGACGTGCACTTCCCCTGCGCTGTGGATCGAAGGTACAGGGTTTACCGCCTGTGCTTGAATTCCTGTGAATACAGTTGCCATGATTAAATTCCTCCTAAATATTGATTGTTATCGCCACATATAACGGGCGGTGATGATGTTGAAGGTTTCAAACCGACCAATCCGCAAAATAGCCAGATTGGCCGGTTTAAAGATCTACGACAACGGCGTTACCAGGGGCTCGACGGCTGCGGTGTCAATGCAGTACATGCCGAAGTCCTTACCATTGAAAGTGACCTTTTTGACGCCGAAAATGCTCGATGTCGTGATGATTGCCTGATTGCCGTTGTCGCGGCTTTCCTCATGCCAGGAGAAGCGCAGCCCGGTGCCTGCGGTACCAAATGCAAGGACCATGCTTTGCTCACCCATGAAAAGGGCGCGAGCAGCGTCGATGTTGGCGGTCCCGTAATCCCCGAGGAAACGAATAACGCTCTCATGCTCATGGAGTACTACATTGTTATACATTCCCATCGTGCCTTTGAAAATGGGGGATTTACGGCCTTCGGCGCCTGCCGCGGCTTTTTGGATATCCAGCCATTGGCCGGCAACCGTGGAGGTCCGAAGATCGAAAATCTGATACGGGTGCATTAACAGGCAAAAATGCCGTTCGCCGTTGATCATAATCGGCTGGATCTTCGGGGTTTGGGTATTGCCATCCGTGCCGGCAGCCCCGCCTCCGGATCCGCCACCCATGGTTGTGGCGATGGCGATCGCCTTATCGATCTCGGTCAACTGCATTTTGTCGGTCGCCGCGACATCTGCCAACGTGGAGTTACCCGCTATCTGAACATGCTCGGAATCCGGAGCACTCAGCGGGTTATTGGCAAAACCGGCGTAACTGGTGGGATAGATGTAATCCGCGTTTGCGCCCCGGGCTCCTGATCCGTACATAAAGATCAGTTCATCGAACGCACGCTGCCACCAGTCAGAGGACCGACGACGGGCGGTTTTTCGCAGACTGTGAATGGTTCGTTTACGAGTCATACGGCCACCCGCGTTGACGCCACCACGCATCTGATCGATGTAAATACCGTCCGTGTAAAACTTCAGGTCCTCTTCCTTGTTTTCGAGGACATCATCCCCTTCAACCGGCTGCATTTTGAGCTGCATGCTCAAATCGAAGGAAATGTATTCGCCGGCATCTGTCTCCAGGTCGACCAGCTGTTGAATAGGCATCGAGCTTTCTTCACCCTTGCCCATGAACTTCCGGGACCAATAAGACTTTTTCGCAACGTCCACGGCCAGGAAAGCCGAATACTTCTTTACTGCTTTAGGATCGTTAAGACCCACGATTGTTCTTGCCATGAGAAATACCTCCGTTGATTAACAAAAGTTAACAAACTGTCAATATAGATTAAAAAACACTACGCTCTTGCCTGGGGCCTCCTGGCCATCGCCCCAACCAGCTATATTGAACTGTGCGGCTATGTTTGAACCGCGGGGGGTACTTCTTGGCAATTATCCTTAATTACCGGCTTACTTGAATCTATTTTTTTAATGTCGACTTCCTTGCCGGCGCTGATAGATAGCCTTACCTTCATGCCTGTCCGCTTGATCACTTTCAACTTAATCAGGGACTCACCTATTCTCAGCTCTATTCTATCATCTGGCGCCAGATCAGTTAGGAATGACATTAAGTATCCAATGAAAATCCATTGTGATAAATCTGTAAGTCCGTCAACCCATCGGGCTTTTGTATGTGGTCCGTCATTAATTCTTGATCACGACTAAACGGAGCGGGGTTCAACGGATCCTCGATTTCAAACCGATATCCGTCGCCGTAATAAACACCGTTATACTCCTGGGCCTTGGCCATGCGCTCAATGGTCGGGATGATCTCGTTATCATCCTTTTTTTGAGCCCGGGCTACACAACATTCCGCTGAAATATCCATGACGATAAATCTACGAACCCATAAATCATCACTCCAAAACTCGCGACGCTTTTCCGTGTTGTTACAGGCATCGACAATTATCGTGGTATTGCCGGCCAGAAAGAGGGACTTAGCAAATATCTTGGCCATCGCCCAAACCATGGGCTCGAAGTCCTGGTGATATCGGAGCCCGGTTGCTGCCTTTCGGATTGAATCAGGGCACACAATCGGCCATTGGTTTTGAGTTTTCGCCCACTGAGACTTTCCGGAATACGGTAATCCTACCGTTAAAATCAGTCTGTTTTTCATTTTACGCCTTCCTTTGCTGGTTTACTGTCTTGCTGTTTAGACCATGGCTTCGTATCTTGCGAGCTGGGCCTCGGACAGGGCCTCGACGGCCGCTTCGTATTTATCGCCATCCAGCTTATCCAGGTAAGAAAACTCCCCTGGGCTTTCGGCCTCTGCCTCGGCTGCCGGAGTGCCGGCCAGGGTGTCGGGTATCTGCTTGGCGGCCTGGCCAGCCTTAGCGGCTTTCAAAGCGGCGGCCTTGGCCTTGTCGTCTTCTGCCGACTGGGTATCCGCGGCCTGAGTCGGTGAAAAACGAGCGGCGACTTCTTCCCGGGCCTTAGATAGGATCTCGGTTCCAGGCATGACGGAGCCTTCCGTAGTCGACATAATCCGGTTGACGGTTGCGGAAAGCGCGGCGTACACGACTTCATCATCGTTGATCCACTTGTTTTCCTCGGCATTTAAAAAGCTCTGCTGCTCCCATTGCCAGTTGGATTCGACGCTATCTAATGACAACTGCATCGCGACGTTATTTGTCCAAATTTGTTGATCCAGGGCGGAGCGTTCGTCATAATACTTTTCATAATCG